ACAAAACCGGTATTACTGATAAGAATTTTGACACTAGAGGTCCTCTTGATAAGTTTGAAGACTTCGTTGCAGATCTTCAACCACAAGTTCCTGTAGATTGTAGCAACAGTCTCTTTAATAAGAAACCATGCTTCCCCGAGATGATCTTTGATGCTCTGCAGAGCACAACAGCAGTCAAAGCACTTCCTATCATTGATGATATTGGATCTACGGTTGGTGTAATTGTTAAAAAGTTTGGTGGTGGTATTCCTAACTTTGGTCTGGGTGTAAAAGCTAGATCTGTTGCTACTTGCAATGAGCAGGAAGGAAAGGGTGCAAGATTTAAACCTGTCTTTGTTGCTGATGGTAGTGGAATACCAGGAAACGTAAGACTTGAGAGAGTTGATGTTGTCCGTCCTGGTATTGGATATGGTTTTAGTAGTGACAACTCTGTTTGTCCACAGGAGCAGACCTTTGTAAATATCAATGATCCAGAACTGAAGTCCTTTATTAGTGAGGGAACTATCCTTTACCTTGTAAAAACTGCCAACGGTGCTGTATCTGACACTCAACCTGACATCATGCAAGTAGATGATTTTGATTACAAGGGAGAGGGATTGATTAGAATTGCTACTATTAATCCAGAAGATGGCGATCTAATTCAACCAGGGATGGTTCTTAGAACTGCTGAAGGATATGAGTTTACTCTTAACTTCACTAAAAAGTATGTTGACTTCTTCATTCCTCCCGATGCGACAGCGGTGTATGCTAACTGTCCAGACTTGATTCCTCTGCTGAAAGATGTTACAGTTGTGAACGTTGGAGAGGGTCATACAGATCCTAAGGTCATTGTTGACACTCCTGAAGGACCTGAAGAGATTGGTTTTGTAACAACTGATACTAGAGGTAGGTTATTGAAACCAACAATTACAAAGAAAGCGATTGGTTTTAACAATCCTAGAATTGTTGACTCTACTGGCGGTGGAGCAAAGATCGTCCCAGTCTACGAATTTACTGGACCGAAGAGAATCAAGGAACTGATTGCTTTGGATCAATATATAGATTGCGTTGGTCATCCAAGAATAGAAGAAGAAGAGCTTGTTGGTTATGTAAATGGTGTACCGTATTATGGTCCATTCCATATTCATATGGGAAGAAAGATGACGGGAGCAACACATACAGGTACGGGTCAATACATCTATGATAGTCAATCAGAAAGTATTGGTTCTTCATCAACTACGACTTCAACAACAGTAACAACAGTCACTCCTACAACTCAGACAAGTACCACGACACCAACCACACCAACAACCACATACACACCAACGAACAACAATCCACCTAGCAGTGGTGGTGGCGGAAGCACTCCTCCACCTAGCAGCGGCGGCGGAGGCGGAGGATACTAATGGCAGAATTATTCACAGGCGGTAACGTCCAAGAAAACGATACCCCAAAGATTCCAGTTGATTATCCGAAAGGTTACGTCTTCAATACCCAGTGTGGGCATAAGATTGAGATGAACTCTACCGAAGGTGGTGAGAGGATTCGTCTTATGAATTGTCATGGACATTTCATCGACATTGATGAGGATGGTCACATCTATTTGATGGCAAACGAGGATATCATTGCTAGAGCGCCAGGTAATATGGCGGTCAAAGTTGGTGGTGATGTCAAGGAAGACAAAATGGTCATTCATGTTGTCGGTAATGCACATATGACCGTAGAAGGTGATATGCATACTGAGACTAGAGGAAATCGTTACGATAAGGTCGATGGTACGTGGGAGATGAAGTGTGGGGAGGTCATGTTCCTGCAGTCAGATGAGAATATTGCTATCAAAGCAGAAAATATTCTGAAACTAGATGCCAATACTATCAACCAGAAGATGTCTTTTGGTAATAATGATCTTGCCGAAGGTGGAGAGATTCGTGACATTATTAAAGGTAATCGTGTTATCAGCATGACGAAGGAGGGTGGTGTCTTTGCTATTCTTAGCGAGGGAGATCTCCAAATTCGTACAAAAGGTTGTCGCTATGATACAGTAGGAACAAATTTCTTTACTAACGTAGAGGGTAAGATGAAAACCTCTGTTGTTGGTGATGATTTTGACTGTATCGCTGGTGGTATTGAGGACGGAGGTTCTTGGACCAGGAAACCAACAGATAGTCCATATGGTAACCCTACTGCTTGGCAAGTCAATGCTGGTGAGGGTGCTAGAATTGTATCTACAGATATGCACCTGTATGCTACTGAGAACATGAAAGTGGAAGCTGCTGGAGACAAGATTGAAATTGTCTGTGACAATGGCATTTATTTAAATTGACATACTGATAACCAACTGCTACAATATCAAGTATGACTATAGATAAGTTAATGCATATGTCGATTACTCAGCAAGAAGCATTTTTCTTGCAGGAAATTCTTGACAGGCACCTTGACGATTTTGTCGAGGAGATGACAAAAGAAAAATTCAAGAGTCCCGAAGCTGATCAAACAAAAGCTTGGGGTTACTATCAAAGAAACCGTCAAGCAGCTTTAGACCTTAAGGCAAAAGCGAAAGAAGTTATTGCCCGTGCCAATATGACAAGTGGCACAGGGACTAGACATACGGTTCACGGTGTCGTATAATTACGAGGTACCACACCATTAGCACACATGTTTGAGACCGAAGAATACGTGACTCATTGTGCCATTGACATTACACAACGTCGATTCACACTGATGAGTTCAGAAGCATCCATCAAAGATCTTACTTGCGAAGATGCTGACCAGTTTATTCGAGTCTTGAATGTTGTTCGTGCTTCACTTGAAGAGGATCAGATTGTTTACGTATGATGCGGGGTTAGTTCAGCGGTAGAACGCTATCCTTCCAAGTTAGATGTCGTCGGTTCGATTCCGATACCCCGCTCTCACTATTTTATTGCCATGCCATACAACAAAACATATCACGAGATCAAAGATATTCTCAAAAGTTCAAAGAAGGTGAACAATGAAGTTCTCCTTCAGGTAACACGCTTAGCACTCAAGGAAGCGCTGGTCAAAGAAGATTTTGATTGGGACTCTGTTACCATGGAAACAAAGTTCGTAGATGATCTGGATGCAGATTCTCTTGATCTTGTTGAGTTGGTTATGTTCCTGGAAGAGTGCTTCAGCATTGAGATTGCAGATGAATACTCGATGGATATTGTCACTGTCGGTGATGCTATTGAGGTCATTAAGAAGTGTAAGAAAGAGAAAGGTAAACCACGTAAGATTGACAAGTCCAAGTATACTAGGCGTCCTGCTCCTGGGAGTCCTATTGGGGCACCTAAGATTGGACAAACTCAACCTGATTTAGAAGAACAGATTCAAGAAGCATTGGAGGAAGATGAGACCAGAAACAAGAGAAGCGATGGAGATGCTGTTCACAGCGAAGTGGAACCTGCCGAAGGCAGCGGAACATTGCAACCTGACGAACAAGGAGATGAAGATAACGTTTAATGAGTATTGTGTTTTTCACCCTCCCACTTGGGAGGAGTGATTTTCTGGGAGCGTGGCGGAATCGGTAGACGCACCAGACTTAAAATCTGTTGAGAATTAATCTCGTGGGGGTTCAAGTCCCCCCGCTCCTATTATGAAGCATGTGTATTATCTCCCGACAATCGGGAAGCAAGAGGATTTTAAAAAAGAATATCTACCACCAGATTACATTCCAGAACCAACTAAGTTTGGTTCTAAGTATGATCGTAATTACTCTCATGCAAAATGTCCTGCATGGTCAGAGTGGGGTAAGAATACTTGGATATTCTACCAACCATTTGATCTCGGTATGCTCTACAAAAGTACCGATAAATATCTAGATACAAATTTAGCACAACCTATATTTGATGAGTTTTTCAATCTAACTTCTAATTGGTTAGATGGAGAACTACCAGAGATACAATATAATTACGGTCATGCCTTATGGACAAGAGATAAGGATGTTTGGGTAGAACAAATACCTCATCCTTTACTCTCTAGATACGGATTAGAATGTATCCCAGGAACGTATCCATTATCAGTATGGCAACGTCCCCTTGGGTTTGGATTTAAACTTTTAGATCTAGATACTAATTTATGGATCCCTAAGGGTACTCCACTGTTCATGTTGAGATTATATTCTCAGAAGTCGGATAGCACTTTCACACTTAAGAAAAAGGCACCACCTCAAGACATTCTCGATGAATATGCACAGAACGCTAGGTTGAAGGAATTTGACAAATTTGCATCATGGAGTCTAATCAAAGATAGACTAAAGAAAGAAGATAGTAAGTGTCCGTTCGATTTTCTATGGAAGAAACAATCCTGAAGGTGTATTGGGAATATCGCTATCTAAAAGGGGAGGGTCTAGTTAAAATGTTTTTTGTGCAGGGGATTCCATTTACTTGGGATGACATTGCAGAATTTCCATTACCAGATAAAGTAATTAGAAAAGCAAGAGAATCTCGTATCTTCTCACCAGAAGATATTTGGCATGGATCCTCTTATTTGATGGAAGAAGGATTCCATCCTCTACTTGATGAACTTGACTTAGATGAACTCTCCGAACTCCCACAGTAAATTTACCTTTGGTGGTCTTGACAGATCTTCGGTCAACGTGCTAAGATTAATCAGTGAACTTGAAGGGTCTTATCAACTCACCAAGTACATGGGATTCAAAGAAGACATGGATACTCTTGACGAAATTAAGAAGAGATACTATAAATTGTACTTCAAACTCAGCAAAGAGGAAAAAGCACGCCACTCTAGCTCAGCTGGATAGAGCAACTGTTTTGTAAACAGTAGGTCAACGGTTCAAGTCCGTTGAGTGGCTTTGGGTTCGCCCAATAAATATCTTAAAAAATTCTGTAATGAAAATTTTTCTAGACACTGCCGACACTGAACTGATCCGTAAGCACTTTGCTACTGGTCTGATTGATGGTATCACTACCAACCCAACTCTTATTATGAAGAGTGGACGCGATCCAGAAGAAGTCTATCAGGAAATTAAAGATATTGGCGTCCCCGATATCAGCATGGAAGTTGTTGGTAGCTATACTGACATGCTTGACGAAGGTCTCCGTCTTTCTCAGAAATTTGGAGAAGTCTGTACTGTCAAGGTTCCATGTACTCCAGACGGTTTGCTTGCATGTAAGAAATTGTCAGACTTGGGTATCAAAGTCAATGTTACTTTGATCTTCTCTGCTGCACAAGCTATTCTTGCTGCCAAGGCAGGTGCTACATATGTATCGCCTTTCGTTGGTCGTTGTGATGATAATTCTGTCGCGGGAGTAGAAGTCGTTCGATCAATCGCAGGGGTCTATCAATCTCAAGGAGTAGCAACACAAATCCTTTCTGCTTCTATTAGAGATGTATATAAAGTTACTCGCTCATTCTACAATGGTGCTAGTATTGTGACGATGCCCCCCGCTGTGTTCGAGAAGATGTATTCGCATGTCCTTACTCGTGAAGGACTTGCAATCTTCGATAAAGACTGGGCAGCAGTAAACCAAGGAGTCAAATGAACGAGAAGCAACAAAAAAGACGCGATGCTCTGGGACTATTTTATGAAAGTGTGCTGAAACCAGATCACAGTCTTCGCGAGTGTGCTCACAATCAAGAGTGTTACAACGAACTAATGGAGTGGAGATCTGAGGTTCTCTATCATCTCGATTGTCGTAGAAACGAAGAGTTTGGGTAACACCCATTCCTCTATAGCTCAGTTGGTAGAGCAGGTGACTGTTAATCACCCTGTCCCTGGTTCGAGTCCAGGTGGAGGAGTCAGAGAGGTTGCGACCTCTCTTTTTTAATGCTATAATTATTTGACTATGGAGTTCCATCATGCTCGCAGATAGCAAAGAAAAGATCAAACAGGTTCTTGATCGGGAAAAAAATTTTTATGATGACAAACTTGTAAAAACTTACGAGGCACAACGCAAGGATCGCATGGGTGATGCCATCGGTGATTATCTTACTGATGAAAAAATTGATGCTCGTGTATGCTATGAAGAGATGTTGACAGAGGTTCAATCGTGGATTGATTACCACCGTAAGTTTTTGAAAAAGGCAGAGACTCTAAAGGAACTTATGATGGGACAACGCCCCGATCAACTCGATGATCTTATTGGATTGGATTGATGTTAGATACTTTTTGTGAATGGTTTGAAGGAAAGTTTGACAACTGGGAACAGGCGTCAGGTAATCCGACAAAGTGGTCACACATTTATATTGTTCACGAAAAAATTTCTGACAGAAAATTTAAGACCAGTTCTCGATACAACTATTCACAAGTACCGTATCGAGAACAAATTGTAACAGTAAGGCAAGATCAAGATGTAATCGTTGTGGAAAATCCTGCATGTGATCTTGTCTTTATGAAACTAGATGACCATTTTGTAGGCAAATCTAGTCCTGGGTGTCAATGGAAGGATCATGATCTAGAAAGTTCCGTAAGATTGTATGCAGATCAATACCATTCTTGGGATAAAGGCTACTGGCAATCGTCAGAAGGATTTTTCCTCTTTCACAAGAGGTTATAAATAAACTTGAACGAATTTTTGTGGGTGTAGAGTGGCAACTCGTAAAATATCAGACCTTACATTATTAACTGAAGTATCCAGTTCGGATACTCTACTTCTTTTGGATAACTCTGATCCTACTGATCAGAATAAACGAACGAACGTAGGTAGTATCTTTAAATCTGTCCCTTCGGGAAGCACAGAGAATCCTGGATTCCAGTTTGAACTTAAAACTAACACTGGAGTATACTCCTCTGTACAAGGACAAATCGGTCTCGCCTTAGGTGATTCTAGATTGAATCTTCAGAAGGTAGGAACTTCTCTGGTTGTTGCAGCACAGGATACTGCAGATACTAATCTTGACTTTACTCTACAAGCACAGGGCACAGGTTCTATCCGTCTGGCATCGCCACTTGCCATTACTGATACTCTGTTTGCCCTTCCAAACACATCTGACAATACTAAACTGATTAACTTTAGTGCTGCTCAGATTGCGTCAGGGACAACTAGAACTTTTGTATTACCTGATCCTGGTCAGACTGATACACTTTTGACGGCGACTGCCACTCAGACTGTATCCAATAAAACTTTTGTA